TAGATACTGCACAAACTATAGGTTCTTATGGTATAGTGGAAGGTTCGCAGTTAAGAATTCATAATAAAATTGCAAGGCTAGCTACTAAAGAATTAAGACAAATAGCAAAATTAGATTTATCTGCATTGGATCGTGCTGCCAGCGGCAATGCTAGAGCAACTTACGACATTACACAGTTACCTAATCCTTATAACGACAATGATGTAGATCCAGACGAAAATCCAAACACAGGTGGACTAGTTCAAGGCCGTCCATGGACCACTGGACCATAAGATGGGCGTTCGAAACCCTAACTCAACAAACTATATTCATGCGGACGAGCCTAATCTTCTTAATCTGCATAAGGCTATGGAGTACAATGCTATTGGGCAACCTGTGCTTCGTGCCAACGTTAACCTAGTAGGCTCAGGCGAAGGTTCTGGAGTTAGTTCCAGCATAGACAGCAAAGGTCGTCTAAAAGTCCAGACACAACAAACTCTATTCTTCAACACATTCCAGTATGGTAAAGAAACTGATGTGTGGGATGAGAGCGCAGTCAACGGTGCTTCCGCAGTATTTGACACTTCATTCAGTCAAGTGCGTATGCAGGTAACCAATCAACTGGGATCCAAGGTTATACGACAAACTCGTAACGTTCAGCGTTATACTCCAGGTCGAACACAAAGTATAGCATTCGCTGTTAGATTACAAACACCAGCAACTGGCATCCGTCGTAGGTTTGGAATGTTTGATGGCACTGATGGATTTTTCTTTGAAGACTGTGGAACTGTTGATCCAGTAACAGGTGAGCCACAGTATGCCTGTGTGATTATCAACAGTGATGGTGCTACACCCACAGTGGAAAGAATCTATCGCAAAGACTGGAACGGCGATAAACTAGATGGTAACGGTCCCAGCGGTCTCACAGCAGATCCTCAAGCACAGCAGTTAGTCATGATGGATTACGAATGGTATGGTGCTGGACAGGTATCGTTTATGTTTGTGATGAACGGCTTGCCCAGAGTTATACACACCTTTAACCACGGTAATAGACTACAGAGTCCTTGGGCAAAAACTCCATTCTTGCCCATCAGACTGGAGATAGAAAATCTCACTGGAGCCGCAGGCACACACTATCTATGGCAAGGATCCAACAGTATCCTAGCAGAAGGTACTGTTGAAAAGTTAGGCATTGCTGAAAGTATTCTAACACCGTTAACTGGTATCAACATGCCCAATGCCAACACATTCTATCCCATAGTCAGTATTAGAATAAAAAGCACAGCATTGACGGGCATTGTCTTGCCTACCTATTTCCAAGCAGGCACACTAGACAACACTGACATTTACTATAAACTTATACGCAACGCTACAGTGAATGGCACGTGGGTGGATCATCCAGATCCCAATGCTTTCACACAGTACAACTATACTTCAACAGGTGCTATCACAGACGGTGTTGAACTGTCAGCAGGTATGATTACCTCGGGCGCTGGTGCCGGGCAGATTAGAGTGGACACTGACACAGTTTATCAACTTGGCCGAAGTGGTTTGGGCACAGTCAGCGATAACTTGACCCTGGCTATCGCTGCCAAAAATGCCAACAAGAATGCTGTGGCTACAATGACTTGGATTGAACAGAGATGACCTATAGAAAATATATCAACATAGTAGAAGCAGCCAACAAGGGCTGTCCTATTGCCACACACGATCTAGAAACTAATGTAAAAAATCGTCAGGCGGCCATAGACAAACATCACTATGGACCTGCTAATCCTAAAGAACCAAAATCGTACTGGAAGGAATCAGCTAAACAATGGGGCATCGATGAAAAGACTGCTCGGACTATGAAGTGTGCTAACTGTGCTGCCTTTAATATCACGGATGCTATGTATAAGTGTATACATGACGGTATGGGCGCAGAAGCATACCAAGCAGAAAAGACTCGTGAAGCAGCAGACTTAGGTTACTGTAATCTACTGCATTTTAAATGCGCAGGTGAGCGTAGTTGTGAACTATGGATCACTGGCGGCCCTATAGTTAAATAAAGATATATTTTAACAGAGATTTACAATGAGATTGAGTGACTTTGATAATACCACTAGAGGATTAACTATATTTGATATAGATGATACTCTATTTCACACCACTGCTAAAATTAAAGTAGTTAGAGATGGCAAAGTGGTTAGAAGTCTAACCAATCAAGAATTTAACAACTATACATTGTTACCCGGCGAAGAATTTGATTTTGGCGAATTTCGATCAGCTGAAAAATTCAATAAAGAAAGTAGGCCTATAAAGCCAATGATCGAAAAGCTTAAAGCAATCCTAGACAATGCAGGAAATAGCAAAGTAATCATGCTGACTGCTAGAGCAGATTTTGATAATAGAGACTTATTTTTAAACACGTTTGCCAAATACGGGATTGACATGAGTCAAGTGCATGTGCATAGAGCCGGCAATCTAGCAGGAAATGCAATCCCAGCAGAAAAGAAAGCTATATGGGTTCGCCGATATCTAAATACCGGAAAATTTAATAGAGTCAGTCTTTATGATGATAGCATGAGTAATTTAAGAGTGTTTAATTCTCTAAAAGATGAATATCCAAATATTTCTTTTCAAGCAATTTTTGTAAAACCTGACGGTAGCATTAAACTCATAAAAGAAGAATTTTTAGATAACTTAACTGCTAGTATGTTAGGTGAAGCTAAACGAAAAAAGAAGAAAAAAAGAGTCACAGTTCCTGCCTATGGTCCTGGTCCTTTTGGCGGCTACGGATTTTATTCAGGATATAGCGGCGACAGCGGCGCAGGAGATGCCGGGGGAGGCGACGGCGGCGGGTTTGAGGAATCATGGACTAAGAAATACAAAAAAAGCATCGACTGTAGTAATCCTAAAGGGTTTAGTCAAAAAGCTCATTGTGCTGGCCGGCAAGCACGACAATCAGGAAAAAATACAACAAGCAAAAGTGTTAATGAAAAAATAGGTGATGTTAGTCAATTCGCAGAACCTGGTGATACTGTGTATTCTATTGCACGACAAAATAATTTGGATCCTGTAGTACTAATGAAATTTAATAATTTCAATAAAGACACTAAATTAAAACCTGGACAAGAAGTAAAAATCCCTCAAAAAACAACAACAACTAATACTAAGACTACAAAACAACCAACTAATATATCAGGTCAGGGAACACAACCAGCAACAATTACTGACAGCTCGCTAGAAACTACTTTAAGAGATTTTGCTATCAAAGCCGGAATTAAAGGACAAGAACTAGCACAATTTTTAGCACAGTGCGCACACGAGACTGCTAATTTTGCCACTCTTACAGAGTTTGGTGATCCGCAAGATTTTTTAAAAAAATACGATTTAAAGTATAATCCAGAAAAAGCTAAAAAATTAGGAAACACTAACCCAGGCGATGGTGAGCGTTTTAAAGGTAGAGGATTTATTCAATTAACCGGTCGCTGGAATTATACACAAGCAGGGCAAGCATTAGGTCTGCCTTTAGATCAAAAACCTCAACTGTTAGAAAGGCCCGATGTTGCTGCTAAAGCCAGTGTATGGTTTTGGAAAAACCGTGTACAACCTAATGTTAAAAATTTTACAGATACAAGAGCTGTGACTAGTTACATCAATCCTGGTCTATTAGGTCTACAAAGACGTCATGGTATATTTCAAAATTATCTAAAAACTATGAATACCGCCAAGGAAGATTATCATCCTAATGCTACTCCTCCGGGACCAGAGACTAAACCAACCATGCCAGCAGGCACAGTTAGAGTAGATGTTGATGATGTGTATGATTGGTATAAATTAGGCCAGCATATTAGTAATATGAAGGGCTTAGGTAAACATGATTTTGGCAAAGGACCGCCCAGTACTATTTTTTCGTTTGGTAGCGAAGAAGAAGAACACAAATATATCAACGACTTAGAAAAAACAGGACTCACTACAACTGACATTGACCCTGTTGATCCTCGTCAGCCTAAAGGTATGAAGCGTCAGAAGACTGATCCAACATTTAATGTTGCTGAAAACTTTGCTGACGGTAAAGTCAAAGGCAAGAGTCGTCCGGGTCGTGTACAAAATGCTGGCGCCAGCTGCGACGGCTCAGTAACATCATTACGTCAACGTGCTAAAGATGCATCCGGTGAACGAGCAAAAATGTATCACTGGTGTGCAAATATGAAAAGTGGTCGTAAGAAATGAAGGATGTAATACTTACAGACAATACCTGGAACGCACAAGGGTATTGGACAATTCCTATAGAAGGATATTTTGCTCCTAAAATACCTCACTTAGAACTATTTGATCAAAACGGTTACGATCTAACTGAATTAGAAAAGATGTATGCTGCGGCAAACTTAACTGAAACACAGCTACATCGCAGTCACCGCACAGCAATCAAACAACCTTGGTTCGATCAATCAGACAAACTAGAAGGTGCTATCCTAAATCACAGTTTGCTATTTGAACGTAAGGGATACAAAGACGAAGCACTAAGCCAACTCAAGATGTGGACCAAATACTTTCCTCGCATATGGCAACTGATCAGTCTAAGACCTAAATGGGGATTAGATTACAGCATGGACTATGTAGATTGTTATGGCAATTGTTTTGAATTGCTACACTGGGAGTATGATGGCTTTGACTACGAAGAAATGCTGTGGATGAAACAGTATGTAGAGCCTATACTAGCCAGTATTGATTGGGAGGATGCTGCTGTAAATGTATTACGACGTAAAGCAGAATGGCATCACTTAGATTTTTTTGCACAAAGTGAGTGGAAGTGTAATTACTTTGGCACACCCCGAGAACGATTTAAGATGGTAGCATGGGAATAAAACATGTGGCTTTTACTCATTATAGTCTTAAGTTCAGAACCTCCTTATAGACATAAAGGAAGTGTTCAAAACTTTTACACTTCTGAAGCTGAATGTCAAAAAGAGTTAGCCAAAGCCATACAAGCGTTGTACTTAAAAAATACTCAAGTAACAGGTAGTTGTAGTTTTAGAGATTACCTCACTCCAAATAAAACTTTTTAGTGATAAAGAAAAAGGACTCCGAAGAGTCCTTTTTGTTTGATTTAGGTTAATTACTTCTTTGCGCTTTGATTTACAAAGTTGTACATCTTTTCTGCGGCTTCTAACACTTTATCAATTCCTGGAAATTCTGGCATACCTACTGTGGTAACGATCTGACCAGTCTTCTCGTCACGCTTGGCTGACATTTCCCAACCAGCAAACTTAGTTGAATGTTCTGATTGTATTAGATCCTTGGCCATGCCAAGAATATCTGTACGGATTTCGTAGCCGTTCTTGTTGAATTTTACTTCTGGTAGTTTTGGTGTTTCAAATTGTGACATTATTTTCTCCTTGTGTGTATGTCTTATATGCTGTTACGCATACAGTATTATATATCTTATTTTAAAGACTTGCAATCTTTATTGGGGATTTTCGTGGGGTTATTCACCCACTCAACTTCGTCATCAGTCATAGGTTGCCAGGTCAAATTTCTAAGATATAGATCGGCCTGACGTTGCTTATATTCAGCGATAGCTTGAATTAGCTTGCAGATCATGACCAGCCTCTCATTTGTCTGTAGGTATATTCTTGTACTATACGTTCAACATCTGCGGCGTTTTTAGGATTGCGTTCTTTGATATACTGATCTAGTTCGTTTTGATACGAACCAGTGAGACTTTGGATCATCTTTTTTAAAAGATCTAACATTTTTAACTCCTGTGTCAATGTGTAAAAGTATTTAGTAATATTAAAAAACGATTAAATATACAAAAGGGAATATCGATGAGAAAGAGTACTAGGTCAATTTTACAGGGTTTAACTGAAGTAGGTGTAAATCGTAATACCGATGCTATAATTGAAAGTCGCGGTGCCAATCTTATTGACAGCGCCGTTAACCTATTAACTCTAATTAGAGAACAATATGACTTAGAAACTGCTGCTGAATTAGAGCGCAGATTTATTAATGCTATACGTACTGCCGAACCCGCTAAATTTAAACGAGGAATCAAAAAGATTCAAGAAGGACGACAAAACAACAACTAAAAGCCGTTTTTTTGACTTCTGGATAAATAATATTACAATACTCACAGAGCGTGAGTAAAAGCATATTGAGGAGAAAATATTATGCCAAGTATCTATACAAGTACCGTAGGTAGCACCACAGTAGGTGCTAATACCCGTAAAGTTCCAGCAACCCCTATTAGCAATTTTGGTACACCAGTACTTAAAGCTATCAGTGTTTCTGTAGCTGACGCTAACCTAAGCACAACCCCAACAATCAGCAACAGCTTATTAAGCCAAGCTATCCGTGCTCTACAAGGTCAATTTGAGATCTATTATGTTGGTGGGTTTACAAACGCAAACCCAAGCGTTGGTTTAGTTATGGTTCATGACAACACCGGTAATGACGGTTCAGCTGCTAATCCAGCAGTAGCTGATGCTAGCTATGGCGCAGCTGAAGCTGCTATCGTAGCAACCGTAACTGGCGCAACTGCTTGCACAATGGCAACAGTTACTCCAACTGGTTTAACATTCTCTTAATTTAGAGATTTCCTAGGGATGGGAAGGGTAGGGCAGTTTTTACTGCCCTATTTTTTTGTCTGATAAGTACTAGATGAAATATAGTCTGTATACATTAGTGGATATCAGTTATACTGGTCAATATAGAAACGAACCAGATAAAAAATTACAAAGAAATCAACAACAGAATTTTGATACTGTTATACAAACCTTAGAATTAAGAAGTAATATCAGCTATGACAAAAAGCCCGCAGTCTTAATTGAAAAAGCATCCGACTACGGATTCAATTCGACATCAGAACAAAAAATATGGAACTTTGAATGGGAAACAGAACAAGTAGATGTGTACATCAAAGACGAAAACCACATAGGGCAACTAATTGAAGATTTTCAGTTTGTACCTTTTATCACAAATTTAGATGAAACTGCAATAATACAAAAACCAATTTTTATAACACAGGGAACAGGACTGAATATTGTTTTTAAAATTAAACAATAAATATAAAATAAGGCACAATTTAGGCACTACTTTTTTTGGCTAAAAAAATAGCATTAAATTTAAGGAGATGCCCAAATGGCACGAGTGGCAAAAATAGCTTCAGTACCCACACAGGAACGTGTAAGTGTACTAGAAACTAAAGTAGAAGCAATTGACGAAAAGTTAGATGATTTAAAAGTCGATGTAAAAGACATGCATGACTGTCTAGATCGTACTAGAGATCAAGTCAATGAAAAGTTAGACACTATGTTAGACGAGTACAGAACAACTAGAGACAAGTTTTATGCTCATGCCGACGAGTTACACAAGCAACAAACAGCACAACATCATGAATTAGCTGATAAGATATCTGATTTAGAAAAGTTTAGAGCCAAGTGGACTTATATGGGTCTAGGCGGTGTAGCAGTAATAGGTTGGTTATCAGCATATTGGGATACCTTACTTAAAATATTAGAATAATGAACGATGTATTTGAGAGAATTTACACAAGAAGGAATTTTAGACAGTGCAGTTATCTTTCATGATGAACTAAATCCTGCCCTTTGGAAAAATAATAGTCTTAAATCACAGATACGTTATAAATTATTAGCTATAGCTAAACACTTTATCAACTTTATTGATATTCCAGAAATAAATTTAAAAGATATCACAATCAGCGGATCAAATGCTGCCTACACATATACTCCCTACAGCGATCTAGATCTACATCTAATTGTAAACATTCCAGCAGATCAAGAACTACAGCTCAAATCTTTATTTGATGCTAAAAAGAATCACTATAACTTTAAACATAATATAAAAATAAAAGGTATAGATGTAGAACTATATGTACAAGACGATCAACAACCCCACCACAGTGCTGGAATTTACAGTGTACTAGATAATCGCTGGATCAATGAACCCAAGGCAGAGCGTGTAAATATTAACGATGATGACGTAGAAAATAAGGTAAATAGCTATATTGATAAAATTCAGCAGGCCTTAAAATCAAAAGATATTGAAGTTGCAGAAATTGTCAAAGATGAGATAGCAAAGATTAGAAAAGCTGGTCTAGCTAGAGAAGGCGAATTTAGTGTAGAGAACTTAACTTTTAAAGTTTTAAGATCTAGAGGTTTAATTGAAAAACTTCGTAAACACATAATAGATTTAGAAAGCCAAGGACTAGGATTAGCGGAACATAAAAAAGGTTTTAGAGCTAGAAAATACGCAAAAAAAACTCAAGCACTAAATGGTACAAAGAAAAAGTCAGATACACTTATTGGACCTGCAGTGCCTAAAAAGGTAGACGATATGAAAATTGAAGATTTATTAGGCGAAGGATTACGCGACCCGAAAGACAATCCTTGTTGGAAGGGTTACAAGCCTGTGGGTACAAAGAAAAAAGGCGGCCGCACAGTTCCTAACTGTGTACCAAAAGAAAGTACTGAGCCTACAGTAGAAGAAATTATGGCCGGAAAACTATCAGCACTTCAACCCGGAGTTGCTGCTGAGATTGATCACGGTAATGGAACAAAAACCCAACTTGATTTAAAAAAGAATCCTTCTGCGTTAACTAAAGATGCTTCAGGTAAGCTAGTGTTAAATACTAAGTCCAAGGGAGCATTAGGGTCAGGAGGACAACAAACTTCTAATGATCCAGATGCTCCTAAGGTAGGCGACGATGTTGAAATAGCTGCCCAGGAAGACATTTTAAGATTAGCTGGATTAAGATAAGGAAAAATTATGAAAATTAACGATATTGTATTAAGTGAAGCTCCAAAAACTGCTCAAGCAGCAGCAGCGCAAGCAGATATCGCTAGGCAAGATGCGGCAGCGGATGCAGAGTCAGACAGGTTAGCTGCGGATTTCAATAAAAGACAAGCGACTATGAATAAATTACCCGGAGCAACAGGTTTAACGGGTGCAACAAATACAGGAACTCCAGCTGCTGGTGTTCCTAAACCGGTTCCATCAACATCAGCGCCCAAAACAATGAATGCTCAACAGTTAAAAGCAGCACAAGATGCGGCTGCAGGTAGACCGCGGGCACCAGCAGCAGCAACTAAGGCACCAGCAGCACCAGCAGCAGCAACTAAGGCACCAGCAGCACCGGCAGCAGCAACTAAGGCACCAGCAGCACCGGCAAAGACAGCAACAAAAAAATCAGGTCAAGGCACTCAGAATAGAGCTCCTGGAAGTGTTGCCCCACAACCTACATTAGGTGGCAAACCATCTACTGGTCCTAAAGGACAGGCATGGTTACAGAAATACGGAGCAACACACAATCCAGATGGTACTCCTAAAGCCGCAGCACAACAAGCTGATCCATCGATAGATCCATATGATCCAAATAAAGATCCTAACGTGCAAATGGCACAACCGTCAGCTGGAGCTTCTGCTGAGCTTGATAGAATGAAACAATTAGCCATAGGTGGAAATCAACCCCCAGTGGCAGCAGCACCAGCACCAGCACCAGCACCAGCACCAGCACCAGCACCAGCACCCGAAAATCCATCAACTGGTAATGCTGCATCTGCTATGGCTTCAAGATCGAGCACATCTACTACACCAGAGCCTAAAACTAACGCATTAGGAGTAACAGCACAAGCAGCAGGCGGCGGCTATGGTAACTTTACTGGAGGCTCACAACAGGGACAGGCTGTAGCAGCAGGAGACAACCCTAATACACAAACAGGACAAGCAACTCAACCAGCTAAAGATCCAACAGTAGCACCGGCAGTTAAAACAGGCACAGGCGGAAATGTAACTAGCAGTTCAGATGACGAACTAGCATGGGTAGCTAAAAACGGTGGTTCTTTCGCTAACAGAGGCATGTATCCTGGACCCGGTAATTGGGATCCAAAAACCGGAGCGACTACTAGGGCAGCAGATAAAGCCCTAGCAGCTTCTGGAGCGAATCCTTGGGAAGGCAAAGACCCGGCTAAGGCAGCAGCATGGGCAGCGTTATCACCAGAAGATCAAAAATGGATTGGTAAAGGAGATCCAACTGACAAATTTATTCTTGCAAGGGCTCCAAGTAAAGGAGGATTTTTAGGCAGTATTACTCCTAACTTCATGAAGAAAGATAAAGGTCAACCAGCAGCTCCTAACCCTCAGCAGGGTCAAGGCACACAACCTACAACAGTTACTGGACCAAATCCACCAGCTGGTGGCTACGGAAGATTCCAAGAATCTGAATTATCTGCTATTAAGAGATTATCTGGGTTAAAATGAAAATTAATGAGCTAATTAAGAATTTTGAAATATACGTTACTAACGAGGAAAAAGAGATTCTTAAAAAGTTAGATTCAGCTAGATCTTTTTTAAGCTTTTCGGAAAGGGAAAGATTCATTATTGAGGGGTTGATTCGTAAAAGTTTGGTAATTAAAGTAGGACACGACAATCCTTATATAATCGCTAATGAAAAAGAAGAATAAAAAACAATTTGAAGAATTTGAAACTTTTATAAAAGAAGTTTTTGAAAAAAAGCTACCCATAACTGTTTTTAATGATGGAAGCATACAATACAAAGACTTTGCTATTGTACAAGATAAAAATAAAAATTGGGCTCTTTATAGCTTGAAAAATACCAGTGATGTAATTGATACGTTTTACCTCAAAGCAACAGCCTTGCTAGCAGCTAAAACGTATCAAAGTTTTAATTTTAAAAAATACTTACAGATAAAAGAATTAGACCATAAATACAATCAAAATGCAACTGATACAATTTACTTTAATCATTATAGAAAAATAACTAATGATCTAGTAAAAAGAGATGTGTTTACATGGAGATATGAACTAAGTCTGGGCCGAGCTAAACGCTACAAAACAGAAATAGCATCTCTATTTAAAACCAATTTCTGACATAAATAATAAAAACAATTTAGGAACAATTGACATGCAAATTACAGAATTTTCCAAACCAGTTAGTAGCAAAAAGCTAAATGAAAATTTAGCTAAAACTTTTGGATATAGCTTAAAACTTGAGGATTTAACAGTTGAGGATTTATACCAAGCTGCTGCTAAATTAAAAAACAAGATCTATAACTACGAAATGACTGAAAGTTATGACTCTGTCGTAGAGAATCATGATTATCAAAAAACTCGTGCATTTTTAGATGTTATCAGTCAAGCTATTACTGAAAGAACACTTTCCCCTGAAGAAAAGTCTAAAAAAGAAAAATACTTTAAAGGTATGAAAAAAGTTAAGGGCGACTTTTCTAAACGCTACGGCGAAAGAGGAGACGAAGTGATGCATGCCACTGCTACTAAGATGGCAAAGAAAGAATCAGTAGAAGAAGCAATGGATCTTCTTAAAACAGTTCTCAGTGAAAAAATTCTTAGAGAAAGTGAAGAAGACAAGGCTAGTATTATCATGTCAGGAAAAGACATGGTTGATCGCATTACTGGTTGGATCGAAGACGTTGCATCTATGCAATCTGAATCATTATTGCAACTACTTGACAGTATCAAGCAAAATATGGGATCAGATGTTAGTACTAGATTTAGCGAAATTGTAAAACCGGCCTTATCAGAATTACAAGCATCTTTAGAAACACAGCGTCAAGCATTAAGCTCAGGAATGGGATTGTTAACAGGCGAAGAACCACCTGGACCATCAATGGGTAATGAAGTTCCTACATCTGGTGCTACCGAGGAACCAGCAATGGGACCAGAAGAGCCAGCAACTGATGAATTTGCAGCTAGCGCACCAGCAGCAGGCGGAACTGAAGTTGCAGGTCGTGCCAAAAGAGAAAGCATTGAATACAGCCGAAGAATCGGACAAATTCTTTCTTCAAAAAAAAAATAAATGAGGATGCGGAAGATCTTTTCCGCATTCTTAATACCTTCCAAAACAGTGCAGATTCAAAAAGACAAACCTCTGTCCATACTTGGTTAGATATCAGTAATAGTCTCGACGATGGCACTGCTCTTGATTACAATTCTTTTGATAAAATTTATAATTCTGATCCAAGAATAAAAAATTTAGTCCAAAAGTATGACGCAAATGGCGTAGTCCTCAAAACTAAAGCCAAGGCCAACGATCAAGTTACTCTTAATAAAAAAACCAGTAATTTAGATAGTATGGCTAAACGTGCTGCTGCAAAAGAATTAAAGACTTGACATTTCATTTACAAAGATGTAATAATAGAGTATGACTCTATTAAAACACAAATTTGTATACGAAAAAATATCTAGACAAGAAATAAACGGACGCCGGCTATATGCAACACCAGCCGGCGACAGTGTTCCTAGCGTAACCACAATATTGGATCGTACCAAACCAGCCGAAGCAAAAGAAGCTCTTGCCAACTGGAAAAAAGCAGTTGGGGAGAAACGAGCTCAAGAAATAACTACTGAAGCTGCCGGACGTGGGACACGTATGCATAAGTTTTTAGAAGACTACATCAAAGGTGAACAACTTAGAGAAAGTCTTACTAATCCATATGCACAACAAAGTCTACTTATGGCTCAAAAAGTTATAGAAGTAGGTTTTCCTAAAGTAGATGAAGTATGGGGTAGTGAAGTACCTTTATATTTCCCCTCATTATATGCTGGTACCACAGACTGCGTAGGACTTCACGAAGGTGAAGAAAGTATATTAGATTTTAAACAAACTAATAAGCCTAAAAAATTAGAGTGGATTGGTGACTATTTCTTGCAGCTTACTGCATATGCACTAGCTCACAACGAAGTACACGGGACTAATATACGCAAGGGTGTAATTATGATGTGTGTACGTCCTCCTGAAATAGAGCCAGGAAAGTGGGGAGAACCAGAATATCAGCAGTTTATTTTAGAACCAAAAGACTTTGATATGTGGACAAATCGCTGGTGCGATAGAGTGAGTCAGTATTACAAAATAGACGGATAAATACTGTCTACTGGAGTTAAGAATATGGCCGTTGTTCAAATTAGCAAAATACAAAATCGTAGAGGTATAAGAGAAGATCTACCCCAACTTTCGGGTGGTGAAATTGCATGGGCGATAGATACCCAAGAGTTGTTTATCGGTAACGGCTCAGTTGCAGAAGGGTCTCCGTATGTGGGGAACACTAAAATATTGACCGAACACGATAATATACTTGATCTGTCTGATCAATATGAATACAGAAAAATGGATAGCACTATACAAACTAGTGACGACATCAACTATCCGATTCAAACTACTTTACAAAGTAGATTAGATCAACACATTACAGTAGCTAGTTTTGCAGTTATTAATGGTACTGTCTGTGGAGATAATCTGCAAAGAGCCATTGATCAACTTTTCTTAAATATTTCTACAAGAGATACTACTACCAATAGATACATTTTAGAAGTTGGGCCAGGTACATACGACATCGATAGAACAATTTATATTCCAAGTTATTGCAATCTAGTAGGTGCTGGTACTGATAAAGTTATTTTTAACTTTGTAGGTGAAGGATACGACGCTGCATTTAGATGTGTAAACGATAATAGTGATCAAGGAGATCCTGCACCTATTGCTAGTGCAACACTGGGAACACAGCCTAAAAGAATTACTCTTAAAGGGTTTAGTATTAAATTAAACGATGCATCTACTAGCGGTATTATTTTAGATGCTGCCAAAGAATCATATTTTGAAGATATCAAAATTGAAGGAGATTGGACTCCTACAGTACAAGATGAAACAGCAATATCAAGAGGTATATCTCTTAATGCCTTAAGTGCGTTAGTTACCAGTAGAAATAATACATTTAATAATATCACAATCAGTGGTGTAGATTGCGGAATCCATTCAGACAACGATATTCGGTTCAATATCATTGAAAACTGTAATATCACTGACAGCAGAGTTGCTGTCTCCTTTGGTGCTAACACCGACGGTATTAGTACAGGGGAAATTTACGGACCTAGATCTAATATTATTTCTAGATGCTTTTTTGAAAGAATATATCAAGAAGGTGTATTAGTACAAAAGGGAACCAATAATCTTGTTAGCCATTGCTTCTTTAATAATGTAGGTAATGATCTTGGTAATAGCAGTGTTCCTATCTATAACCAAATTAGATTTGACATTATTGGTAATAATAGTAATGATTGTATTTTTGACAGGTCGACTATTTTATCTGATTCTGGTTCAACTGAACCGTATATTGCAGAAGTTGCTGGTATCTCTGAGTACAAAATTAGTCAAACACAAAAAGTTATCTTAACACAAACACCGATATTTACAGATTTATTTAGATTGCCCGCTTATGACTTAGCTGGTTACGAAATATCTTATATCTACAGAAGTTCGAACTCAGTACTAATGAGAAAAGGTACAATTAAGATTGCACTAGATGCTGCTCGTAATAATCTAGTATTAAGTGATGATTATGATTTTACAGGTGCGTCCGGCGGCGATTTGGATTTAACTTTTTCTGCACAGTTAGTTGATACTGACGGTGCTTCAAGTTATGATACTATTATTATCAAGTACAAAAATTTAACTTACAATGATTCGGGAGAATTATATTATTCATTTGCAGCAATTTATAAAAATATTTAAAATTAATAACAGAAGTTTTATTCTCGTTTTTGGCATCAATAAATAAGTTTCTTAAAAAATAAAAAGCAATGACAAACATAACAGTAATTAAACGCGACGGAAAAAAAGAGCCATTAATGATTGAAAAATGGCAGACACAGATAGCTAAAGTATGCAAGGAAATCGCTGACGTTAGTCAGTCAATGATTGAAATTAAAAGTCAACCGCACTTCTACGATGGAATTACAACCAAAGAAATCGATGAAATAACACTAAGAGCAATAGTGGACCTTATCGATATCGAAAGCAATCCAGATCTAGGACACACCAATTATCAATATGTAGCAGGCAAACAACGTTTGAGTATGCTACGTAAGGATGTATATGGCCAATACGAGCCTCCCCACCTTTACGAAATCGTAAAAAGAAACGTAGCTACGGGGTTGTATACTAATGAGCTATTAGAGTGGTATAGTGAAGAAGACTGGAATAAAATGAATGATATGATCGATCATTCCAAAGATGAACAATATGGATATGCGTCTATTGAACAACTAATTGAAAAATATCTAGTTAAGAATCGTAGCACAAAGGAAATTTATGAAACTCCACAGGTTAGATACATGGTGGCAGCGGCAACAGTCTTCCATAGAGAAGAACCCAATTCAGCAAGAATGCGATATATCAAAGAGTATTATACCGCCGCATCTGACGGCTTGTTTACTCTTGCAACACCTGTGTTGGCTGGTCTTGGCACTCCGACTAAACAGTTTAGTTCTTGTGTTCTTATCCGCAGTGATGACGACCTGGATAGCATTTTTGCTTCAGGAGAAATGATGGCCAAGTATGCCAGCAAACGTGCAGGCATTGGTTTAGAGATTGGTCGACTACGTCCATTAGGCAGTCCTATACGTGGTGGTGAAATCATGCACACTGGCATGATTCCTTTTTTGAAAAAGTGGTTCGCAGATTTAAGGAGTTGCAGTCAAGGTGGTATACGTAATGCTAGTGCTACAGTTTTTTATCCTATTTGGCATCATCAGTTTGATGATCTTATCGTGCTTAAGAATAATCAAGGCACAGACGAAACCCGAGTTAGACACATGGACTACGGGGTGGTATTGTCTGCTTTCTTCTGGCGCAGATTTAAAAATAAAGAATCCATTACTTTCTTTGATCCCAATGAAGTACCAGACCTTTATGAAGCTTTCTATAGAGACTCGAAACGGTTTGAAGATCTATACGTCAAGTACGAGAAAGTACCTGGCCTGCGCAAGAAAACTATATCAGCAGAAGAAGTTTTTAAGAGTGGAATTCTAAAAGAACGTACAGACACAGGTCGTATCTATCTTGTGTTTATTGATAATGTAATGAATCAAGGACCATTTGATCCTGAGTATCATACCATTTATCAAAGTAACCTATGCTGCGAAATTCTATTACCTACTAAACCATTTAAGAGACTTGATGATGATGAAGGACGTATTGCCTTATGCACCTTGGGTAGTGTTAACTGGGGAGCGTTCCGTAACCCAGAAGATATGCGACGTGCTTGTCGCATTTTACAACGTAGTCTATGTAACATACTGGACTATCAAGATTTCTTATCAATTCAGAGTAAACTAAGCAATGACGAAATTCAGCCTTTGGGTATTGGTGTTACTAATCTTGCTTATTGGCATGCTAAACGCGGCCTACGATACGGTGAAGCCGATGCATTGGGAGAGGTTAAATCCTGGATCGAGCATCAAGCTTACTACCTAACAGAAGCCACAGTTGAACTAGCCAAAGAAAGAGGCAAGTGCAAAGATAGTGATCAAACACGTTACGGTCAAGGTATTTTTCCTTGGGAATTAAGAGCCGACGGTGTTAATAAATTAACTAATTTTACACCAGAACTAGATTGGGAACCTCTTAGGAAGGAGATGAAACAATATGGTGTACGAAATGCTACTCTTATGGCTATTGCTCCAGTTGAGTCTAGTAGTGTTGTTATTAATAGTACAAATGGCATTGAAATGCCTATGAGCTTGATTAGCGTTAAAGAAAGCAAAGCTGGTTCGTTTACTCAAGTTGTTCCTGAGTATCATAAATTAAAAAACAAATATCAGCTAATGTGGGATCAAAAAGATTGTGCAGGATACATCAAGACTGCGGCAGTTCTAGCTGCATATGTTGATCAAAGTATTAGCACAAACACATTCTACAATCCTGCGCACTATGCAGATCGTAAAGTACCAACTACATTGATTGCTAAAAACTTAATGATGGCTCACTATTGGGGATTGAAAACTTTCTATTATAGCCTTATTAACAAAACAGGCGTCAAGGCAGAAAAGGAAGAAACACCGTTAGAAATGAAGTACAACGGGTTTCATGAAGTATTAGAAGATGATGATTGCGAGGCATGTAAACTATGAGCAAAGCTCAGTATGATTTAAACACAAAGACAGACTACTTACATCGTAAGATGTTTCTAGACCCAGAAGGTCCGGTTACAATTCAGCGATTTGAAGAAGTTAAGTATCCTAAGATACAAAAAATAGAACAGACAGCACGAGGGTTCTACTGGGTTCCTGAAGAAATTAGTTTAACTAAAGATGCCGGAGACTTCAAAGAATCTAGCGATGCGGTCAAACACATTTTTACCAGTAACTTATTAAGACAGACAGCCTTAGACAGCTTACAGGGTCGAGGCCCAGCACAGGTATTCACACCGTGTGTTAGCTTGCCTGAGTTAGAAGCATTAATGTATAATTGGAGTTTCTTTGAAACTAATATACATAGTCGCAGTTACAGTCATATTATTCGTAATATCTACAACGTGCCTAAGGAAGTGTTCAACACTATTCACGACACTGAAGAAATTGTCAATATGGCATCAAGTGTAGGCAAGTATTACGATCAACTACACACAATTAATTGTGCAAAAGAATTAGGTAGTCCTCCAGTGTCTGAAGAGCAACACATTCGAGCCATTTGGTTAGCACTAAATGCCAGTTATGCACTAGAAGCATTCCGCTTTATGGTATCGTTCGCTACAAGTTTAGCAATGGTTGAGAATAAAATCTTTATCGGAAATGGTAACATTATCAGTTTAATTTTGCAAGATGAAATTCTACACAAAGAATGGACTGCTTTGCTAATTAATACAGTGGTAAAAGACGATGAACGTTTTCAGCGAGTAAAGATTGAATGTGAAGCTGAAGTGTATTCTATGTATGAAGACGTCATACGCGAAGAAAAAGCATGGGCAGATTATTTGTTTAAGAAAGGTCCTGTGATTGGACTTAATGCAAATATATTAAAAGATTTTGTAGATTATACAGCCGCAGGTGCTTTAAAAGATATTGGTATTAAGTATCAGCGCCCTGCACCAAAAACTACACCCATTCCTTGGTTTAACAAGCATAGCGATACTAGCAAGAAACAAACTGCATTGCAAGAGAACGAATCGACTAATTATGTTATAGGTGTCATGTCAGATGCCGTTGACTATGAAGAATTACCAGAATTATGATGGAGAAATAAATGAAAGCAGTAGTATGGTCGAAATATCATTGCCCATTTTGCGATCAAGCAAAGGCACTACTTACGTTAAAAGGTATTGAATTTGAAGAACGTAAAATTGGCGATGGGTATAGTAAAGAAGATTTATTAGAAGCAGTACCAACAGCACGTACAGTTCCACAGATTTTTTTAGATGATAAATTAATTGGTGGATTCACAGAACTTAAACAATTTTTGAAAGGTTAACATGTTAATTGATAAAGGCGTATCCGTAGGCGAAGTAATTACTCTAAAACTAACATCAGGCGAAGAAATCGTAGCTAAACTGATTGAAGAAAATGATTTACATTATAAACTATCAAGACCAATGGTAATTGGTATGGGGCAACAAGGTCCCGGTCTGATGCCCTACTTGTTCACAGTAGACCCAGACAAAGAAATCAAATTGCAAAAGAAAACTGTCACAGTAGCTGAAGCATCTGATGAAAAGTTTGCTAAAACATTTTTAGAACAAACTTCTGGAATTAAACTAGCTTAACATGTCTACTGCATCTCCCTCTATACTTACAACTGTGGAAGAATTTCAAAATTTTACTCAAAGTATAAGTGTAGAGGATGTAGGATTTTTAGAACCAATCGCTGCTACGGTAACTGGTGTTAGTGCAAATTTATCCACAGAGGGATTGACTATAAACTATAGCGGATCTAATGTTACTATTTCCGGAAGATACATCAATATATTCACAGAAAAAACTTTTGAATATCTAACAACTGAACCACAAAAAGAAGTAGATATAACTCCATATCAAGATATACCTCCTAAAATTTACGCTCTTACCCAGTTTAACCCGTCAAAAATTTTAAGTAAAACGATTACTTATACCATAAGTACTACATCAGGATCAGCTTCCGTGACTCAAACTATACAAAATAATTGGGACACTGGTAAAGCTCAAATGGTGCAAGCGTTGTCGAGAGGATCAGTATAATGCCAGCAGTTACAAGATTAGGTGATGGATGTACAGGGCACGGCAGTTGGCCACCAAGGGTAAATGACTCAGCCAGCGACGATGTATTCTGCAATAATATTAAAGTACATAGACAGGGCGATCATTGGGTGACACACTGCAATCCAGAACCTAGTTGCCATGATAGTTCTTTGTCCTCGGGTAGTGGATCTGTTTTTGTAAACAATAAACAAATTGGACGTATTGGCGATCCTATAGGCTGTGGCTCTTCTGTAGCAGCAGGATCTAAAGATGTGTTCGCTGGGGGATAATTGAACGATTTATTTTATGGAATTTTTTCTTGGATTAGGACTGACTATTATTCCAGCCGTACTCGTTTTTGTATTGAGCTGCTGGCTTGGGCTATTTCTATTGGTTGCAGCGTTACTATGGCTCTCACTGTGCCTAGCCCACCTCTTCTCATACTCTACCCGTTTTGGATTACTGGGTGTGCTTTGTACGTTTGGGCTTCTTGGACTCGTAGGAGCTTCGGTATGCTCGCAAATTACCTGTTATTAGTTAGTATTGATGCACTTGGGCTAGTAAGGATGCTAGCACAATAAATATTTGTATCATGCAAATAGTTTATATCCACGGTGCAAGTGCAACCGAAGAAAGTTTCAATTATATTAGGGATCACCTAGATGTTCCTAGTATATCTTTTAACTACGACAGCAGTAACGGCTTTCTTAATAATTTAGAAATATTCAAAGAAAAATTAAAACATCTTGACAATGTGTTTTTTGTAGCACATAGTTTAGGCGGGATTTATTCTCTGCATTTAGCGAATCATTATCCTGATCAAGTAATTGGTGCAGTAACTATTTCTACTCCGTACGGTGGTAGCAGAGAAGCAGATTATGCTAGATACTTCTTACCATTTAGTAGACTAATGAGAGACATTGGTCCTAATAGCGATCCCATGAAAATAGCCTCAAGAATAAAGGTTCAACATCCTTGGACTAATGTAGTAACAACTAGAGGAAAAAGTCCGTTTATTCTTGAACCAAATGATGGAGTAGTTACAATTCAAAGTATGCAACATCACGGTGACGATATGGAATTGATAGAAGTAAATTACAACCATTATGAAGTCGTAATGAGTCCATTAATTGTAGAAATAATAAAATCTAAAATGGGGGAGTTAAAAAATGTCATACAGTGATCAAGTTATAGACCACTACGAAAACCCTAGAAATGTAGGCAAACTAGATAAGGATGATCCTAGAGTAGGAACAGGATTAGTTGGCGCACCTGCTTGCGGTGATGTGCTACAACTTCAAATACGAGTTGACGAAGGGATAATTACAGATGCCAAATTCAAAACTTATGGCTGCGGATCGGCGATTGCAAGTAGTTCGCTGGTTTCGGAATGGGTTAAAGGTAAAACTCTCGAGCAGGCGTCTGCTATTAAAAATACGCAAATCGCGGAGGAGCTTGCGTTACCTCCAGTTAAAATTCACTGTTCAATATTAGCGGAAGATGCAATAAAATCTGCGATTGCTGATTACAAGGCCAAACATAATGTTTGATAATATTTCAGTTACTAATACCGCCGCTAATAAAATTAAACGATATTTAGAAAAAAGAGGAGTAGGTATTGGCATCAAAATTGGTGTTAGGACAACAGGCTGTTCTGGACTAGCCTATACCCTTGAGTATGTTGATGAAGTTGACCCTACAGATCATTTGTTTGAAGATCGAGAAGTTAAAATTTTTGTAAGTCCAAAAAACTTGCCGTATTTGCAAGGAATGGAAATTGATTTTAAACGTCAAGGTCTAAATGAAGGTTTTGAATTTAATAATCCTCAAGCAAGAGATCATTGCGGTTGTGGAGAATCTTTTAGGGTATAAATCATGTGGACTAGAAATAACACAAAAGATTGGTTGTTTCAAATAGAACATAGGTTATATGATTTTGAATATTATTTAAAAATTACCGAAGAATGGTGTGAGGAGCATTGTATTTTTAACGATGCTGCTGTTTTCATGTGCTATGTTATGACATTGGTTTGGGTAAGTCATATGCGTGGCGAAGAGCTTACAAAAAACGAAGTTTTTGAAATTTTAGGATTTGAAGAACACGTTAACGATAATTCTACATTTGAGCTGTCCAAAGATTTACTAAATTTGGACCACGAAGAGCTTTTATCTAAAGTAATCAAAGACCTACCAAATTACTAGACAAAATCAAATTTTTCCTTTAAACTTATATTTTGTTTGTTATTAAAGGAGACTTGATTTGACTATGCACTTACACCATCCCAGTTTGAGCATGACTGGTAAGAAAAAAGGCAAAAAAAAGTTTCGTAATGCAGAACAAGCTCGTTTAACAAGAGAGCTGGAAGAAAGCTGGAATGACCTTAAATCAAAATGGGGAGTTGATCCAAATGTTAAAAAACACCAAAAAAGTGTCAAAAATGACGTTTATCAGCCGAAAATCAACCCCAGATTAGAGGAAAGTCGTAAATATAATAGCCTGGTGACAACATGGGCACCATGCACTAAGAAGCCAAATCCAACCTACACTGGAGATAAAATTATCGGAATTGGCACTATGCATAAGTCTAACGCAGTTCCTATTTTTAGTGACGATGCTGCTAAAGACATTTCTAAGATGCGTAGGTAATAGAGTATAAATTTTTAGCAATTAAAATATTTCTTTTATACTCGAACAATCAAAGGAGAAAAATATGATTAGATTAATTAAAGCTTCGCTTATACTTTTGGCCGCCTTTATGGTTGCTTCTATAGCACAAGTGGCTATAAACTATAAGCTGAATAAAGTTGACGTCTTTCACAAGACCAGTCACGTCACAGCAGAAGTACGTAATAAACAGTTAGAGTGTCTAGCTCAAAATATCTATTACGAAGCTGGTTACGAACCTTTTGAAGGAAAGGTAGCAGTTGCACAAGTTACAATGAATAGAGTAAAAAGTGGACAATTCCCATCAGATGTATGTGCAGTAATTCATCAAAGGAATGTTGTTTACAACAAAGTTATTTGCCAGTTTAGTTGGTATTGTAACTCCCCAGCAGTACGTAGGCCAGTTAACCAGCCGGCATACAAAGAAAGTTACGAAGTTGCAAAACAAGTATTACTTGAAGGATTTAGACTTCCTAGTCTAAAAACCGCTCTCTACTATCACGCAGATTATGTTGATCCAAAGTGGGGTCGAGAGCGAGTAGCAAAAATTGGTCAACACATTTTTTATAATTAAGGAATCACATGGTAGCCGAACACATTAATAAATTTGTAGAAGTTCTCAAAGAAAATCTAAGCCACTTGTCTGCAGAAGCATTAGGATGGGTAGCAGTAATGATTATTCATCTGTCAACTATTCCTACATTATTGGCTGTACTTACAGGTGTTACAGAAAAGTTTCCTCCTGTAGATCTCTTTCTTTTAACTTGGCTTGGTTTGGTGTTGTTTTTTATCAAAGCTGCTATCCAAAAGGACATGCTGAATGTTGTAACTATCGGCATTGGCTTTTTTGTACAAGCATCTTTGGCCGCTTTGATACTTTTCAAATAACCAAAACTGTTGACTTTTATTAGCCTCTACAGTATAGTATAGCTGTAGAGGTTTTATTTTTTTACACACACTTTGAAAGGCAAAAATGAAAAAGGCACTCGTACTAACAACTCTAGCATTATCACTGACAGCATGTTCTGGAATGAAAGAACTGCGTACTGAAAATATCAGTAAACGTGAAGTACCAGATTGGTATTTGGAACATGCTGATTCCGGTAAAGAAATGGACGGTTTCAAATTCTGGGATCGAAAAGGTTATTTTTATGCTGTAGCAGAAGACGTTAGCCCATCGATGGAAATGGCTATGAAGAAAGCTACACTCAAAGCTAAAGCAAAGTTGATTGATCGAGTCAACGGCGAAATGAATAATCGTACCACAATGACCTATAATGAAGCCGGCGGGCCTGAGGAAGTTAACGGACGTCAAGCCAATCAAGATGTCATTGTTAATCTAGTTGCTGAAAGTGTTCTTAGGACTTATGGCTTAGATAAGAAGATGGTAGTCTATAGTCCAGAAATGAGACACTATCGAGCTTTTGTACTAATGAAGATTAGTCAAAAAGATATTCAAGAAATGGCAAGAACGTTTGACGAGAACAAACAAATTAAACTACAGAATCGAGTTGCAGGTAAAACTGTAGACGAGACTGCGGCTGAAGTTCTCGAACAATCGAGAAAATAATGAAAAATTTATTTCTCATTATTTGTTTGACTGCAGGCCTAAGTGCCTGCAGTTCGAATCCTCCTATTAAAACATCTGAACAGTTTTGTGATTTAAGATCTGAAACTGTTGTAGTTAAAGGAGACTTCGGACAAGTCAAAGACGAGAAGACTGTCGAAGTAATGAAGTGCAGTGATAATCGATTCGACAGAATTTATCAAACTAAGATTGGAGTTGCAAAGTTTTGCGGCGAAAGTCCTATTAGAAGATATAAAAATGGCCAAATTATTGAAAGCACAGCATATGCTTGCCTTAAACCGGATGGTACTTGGGAAGTTATTGATCTTTACGCTCTGTACTAACTGTTACGCTCAATCTTGGGACTCTCCTAGTAGAGATGATTATGTACGATCAGATAGTATTCCTGCATTAGTTTATAACATGTGGAATACCTTTTCTAATCGTATAAATGAAAGTGATAAACAAAAACACGAACATGCGGTCTATTATGCATTGGAACATTTAGATAACGGCGAGTTAATCAAATGGTATAATCCTAGAACTAATAGTAACGGCCATGTGCAAGTTGCAATGACTTGGATGAACGGCGGACTTAGTTGTCGTAGAATCTATGGTCAAATACAAACTGAAAAGTTTAATAGACCATTCTCTGATACCGCTTGTTATAATCCGAGTACAAATGCATGGCGTTTTTCAGATAAATATTAATTATGGTCTTTGCTATACTACTACTGTTAACCGGTTTAACTATATCGTCTGTTGCCATTTATTATTCGGTAATGGGTCTGACTGCTATCTTTGCAGCAGCCTTTTATCCAATTATAGTCATGGGCATCAGCCTAGAACTAGCCAAGTTAGTTGCCGCCACTTGGCTTAAAGCTTATTGGGCAAGAATTCCTATCTTACTAAAAAGTTACATGCTGGCAGCTGTCATTGTACTAATGGTGATTACCAGCATGGGTATTTTTGGTTTTTTAAGCAAAGCTCATTCTGATCAAAGTTTAGTAAGTGGTGATGTATTAAGTAGATTGGCTGTCTATGATGAGCAGATTAAAACCTCCAAGGACAATATAGAAACTAACAGAAAAGCTCTCCAACAAATGGATGCGCAAGTAGATCAGATGTTAGGAAGGACTGATACAGAACGAGGGGCTGAACGTGCTGTACAAATTAGAAGAAATCAAGCCAAAGAACGTGCAAGACTACAATCAGAAATTGCACAAGAACAAAAGAACATTACCAAATTAAATGAGTTACGTGCTCCGATCGCAGCCGAAAATAGAAAAATAGAAGCAGAAGTTGGACCGATCAAATATATTGCTAAGTTTATATACGGTGATAATCCAGATGCTAATATTTTAGAAAAGGCAGTAACTTGGGTCATCATAATGATAGTTATTGTGTTTGATCCGTTAGCAGTGTTGCTATTAATTGCGGCACAAATGAGTTACTTCTGGTGGAAGGATGACCGTAAAAAAGCGAAAGAAGTTCCAGTTGAAACTGCGTTAGTTGAAACTCAAGAAGAATTAACACACTGTCCTAAGTGCGGTACAGAGATTATAGAAGCACCCGGTATTGGACCTTTCTGCCCTAATAAAGAGTGCGATGTAGTTGATAACTTATACGGCAATGTAGATCCTAAAGTAACTGAGTTTTTTAATCATTTAAGAAATATTTCTAGAAAAGAAGATGAAGAGGACCGCGCTGCCGAAGCTAATGAAAAAATTGCCGAGTACGAACAAGATGATGGACCGTTAACTGATGAGCAAATTGCTCAGATACGTGAATTAGCAAAACAAGAACTAGATCAGACCGAGGAACCTGTAGAATATTATCCATTTCCAACGGAACGTCCTCTAGAAGGCGATGCTAAAATAGCGGCAGAGTTAGCAGAAAAAAATGAAACATTAGAAAAATTAAATGAGATAGCAGAATCTAAAATAAAGTCAGGTGAAGAAACTGCTGAATGGACATGGCCTACCTCTAAAGACTTAATCTGGACCAACGATGATACAGATCAAGAGATGGCCAGTGATATGGAAGAATTAAAAGAAAATTCTTTAAAGAGAAAATGGAAGGAAGAACATCCGGATGTAAACCTTAAAGAAATTAAACACTTGTATGCCATTGGCGCTATCGAAAATCTTCCTTGGGAAGCAGTTGAGCAATTAGATGATCAACTAAATGAGAAACCAGAGGAAAATATCGAACAATCAGAATCATCAGAAGAAGACCAAAAAAAAAACTACATACATAGTAATGCTTCAGGACAGACAGATACAGAAGGAAAAAGTAGAGAAGAAATAGAATATGTTCAAAATCAAGAACAAAGTGAAAATTCTATTTGGAACAGAATAAAAAATAGGAACATATGAATCTAGGAAAAATTAATCTTATCACTCCTCCGGATAAGCTTTTTAATAATAATTTAAGTTACCTTTTAGTTAAGCCTTCGACTAAAATTAAAATGCAGTTTCAAACAATATTAAGTTCAATTGATCACGATCTAAATGTTTTCGTGTACGATCAGGAAGAAAGCAATATAGAATGGCTGCTTAGTGTTGCTCATCAAGTCGATGAAATTATTATAGATATAGATAATTGTGATTCAACAACTAAAATGTTCATCAGCTTTTTACTAGCTGAACAAAATGTTTATTATATTACTAATGATGATTTAACTCCATGGGGGTTAATTAGTAAAAATAGAATTTACGACTTAGACTGGGTAGTTAAAAATCTTCAAGGAGACGATGACGAAGAAGAGGACACAGATGAGCAATAGAGAGGAATGGAAATTAGCAGGTAGTATTGTCTACGTCAAAAATGATGATGTCAATCGTGCATTAAAAAAACTTAAAAACAAAATTGAAGAAGGCGGAAAATTAAAAGACCTTCAAAAAAAAGAGTATTACGAAAAACCCACAACAACCCGCAGAAAAGACAAAGCAGCTGGACGTCAGCGTTTTGTTAAAAAGCTCGAAAAACAACAACTTCCTAAAAAATTATATTAAAATTACACTATGTCAAAACATTTAATGGTTGATTTAGAAACCCTTGCCACCACTCCCGATGCTGCTATCTTAACAATAGGCGCAGTTACTTTTGATCCTAAAACAGATAAAATTTTTGATGAATTTTATGCGAGAGTAGATCTTGAATCTGTAACTGAACTTGGCATGACTGTTGATAACAAAACAATCGAATGGTGGAGTACGCAAGCACCAGAAGCGCAGGACGAAGCATTCGGAGATGGAGATAGAATTTCCATACAAGAAGCTATAGACCGATTCCACAAATTTTCTTGGCATTGCTCTAATTTTTGGAGTCACGGAGCAGCCTTTGATATTGTTATTATTGAACAGTATTATAGGGCATTAAAAAAAGCACCGCCGTGGAATTTCTGGCAAGTTAGGGATACTAGAACAATTTTTGATTTGGGCATAGATCCAGAAATGCCTCAAGCTAACAAACACCAAGCATTAGAAGATGCTCGTAGACAAGCAATAGGTGTACAAAATGTCTACAAAAAATTACTACAAGATAAATAAATTTGTCTAGCGCCAATAGGGCTATACAAAGGACAAGAGTCCAAAAAATCTTGCTTACTTAAAGGAGAAAAATATTATGAGCAAAGTCATCGGTATCGATTTAGGTACTACCAATAGCTGCGTAGCAGTCATCGAAAACGGAACCCCCAAAGTAATTGAAAACTCAGAAGGTGCTCGTACTACACCTAGTATTGTAGCATATGCTAACGATGAGATTCTTGTCGGTGCGTCAGCTAAAAGACAAGCAGTAACAAATCCCAAAAACACAATTTATGCATCTAAGCGTTTAATTGGACGTAAGTTCCAAGAACAGGCAGTGCAAAAAGACATCGAATTAATGCCATATGAAATTATGGAATCAAAGAACGGCGATGCTTGGGTAAGAGCCAACGATAAAGAATTAGCACCTCCACAAATTTCAGCAGAAGTTCTTCGCAAGATGAAGAAGACCGCAGAGGACTATTTAGGTAGCGAAGTTACCCAAGCAGTTATCACCGTGCCTGCGTACTTCAACGACAGTCAACGCCAAGCAACCAAAGACGCTGGTAAGATTGCTGGCTTAGAAGTTTTGCGTATTATTAACGAGCCTACAGCAGCAGCATTGGCTTATGGTGTTGATAAAGAAAATAACAAGGATCGTAAAGTTGCTGTCTATGATTTAGGCGGTGGTACATTTGATGTTAGTATTATTGAAATTGCTAATGTTGATGGAGACAAACAAATTGAAGTTCTAAGCACTAATGGCGACACGTTCTTAGGTGGTGAAGATTTTGATAATCGCATCATGGATTACCTAGTCTCTGAATTTAAGAAAGAGTCGGGTGTTGATCTAAGCAAAGACGTTATGGCATTACAGCGTCTAAAGGAAGCAGCTGAACGCACGAAGATTGAACTATCTAATAGCGCACAAACAGATGTTAACCTTCCTTATATTACTGCTGATGCGAACGGACCTAAGCATCTCAATATTAAAATTACTCGTAGTAAATTAGAAAGCCTAGTTGAGGATTTAATTCAACGTAGTCTAGCACCTTGCCGTCAAGCAATCAAAGACGCAGGTATCACTGCTGCTGATATTGACGAAGTTATTCTTGTTGGTGGTCAAACACGTATGCCTAAGGTGCAAGAAGAAGTTGAAAAACTATTCGGTAAAGCACCACGCAAAGATGTTAACCCTGATGAAGCAGTTGCAGTTGGTGCTGCTGTTCAGGGAAGTGTTTTAGCAGGCGATCGCAAAGATGTTCTCTTACTAGATGTTACTCCATTGAGTCTTGGTATTGAGACACTAGGCGGAGTAATGACTAAATTAATACAAAAGAATACAACTATCCCAACTAAGGCCAGTCAAACTTTTAGCACAGCAGAAGACAATCAACCTGCTGTTACAATTAAAGTCTTCCAAGGAGAACGAGATTTTGTACAGCACAATAAATTGCTTGGGGAATTTAATCTAGAAGGTATCGCACCTTCGCCGCGTGGTATGCCACAAATTGAAGTTACCTTTGATATTGACGCCAACGGCATTATGAATATCAATGCTAAAGATAAAAATACAGGCAAAGAAAACAAAATTACCATCAAGTCTGATTCTGGATTATCTAAAGACCAAATTGATGCAATGATCAAAGATGCTGAAGCTAATGCAGAAGAAGATAATAAGAAAAAAGAATTAATTACAGCTAGAAATGCAGCTGATAATATTGTTCATCAAATTAGAAAAGACATGACCGAAGTTGAGTCAGTTCTAACCGAAGAACAAAAAGATACAATTAAAAAGTCAATTGATTCAGTTGAAGCCGCAGTTGCTGGCGATGACAAAGCAGCCATTGATAGTACGCTAAATGATCTAGTAAATGCTAGTCAAGTCATCCAAGAAGCAAAAGTTAAAACTGAGGGATCTAAAAAATCTTCAGACGATGCTGTAGTAGATGCTGAATTTACAGAAGTTAAGGGCTAACAGTTAGCTCTTACTATGTGCGGTGCCCGGGTGGGGCCGCACAATATTCTTGCTTAATAAAAGGAGAAAAATTATGAACTCGTTACAAAGACTAGACACCACAGCACTTGCTCAACTTAATAGAGCATTAATTGGATTTGATCGTATTTTTAATAACTACGAATCAAGGTTTGCAAATCAAACTTCGAACTATCCACCATACAATGTTCTAAAACACGACGACAGTCATTATGAAATTGAATTGGCAGTAGCCGGTTTCGATAAAGATGACATCACTGTCGAAGTAAATCAAAATGAACTTATCATTAGAGGAAACAAAATAAACGAAGAAGATGCCTCTAAATATGTTCATAGAGGATTGGCTGCAAGAAGCTTTGAGCGTATATTTACACTCATGGAACATCATGTAGTTCAAGATGCCGAAGTGGTTAACGGCATGTTAAAAATCAAGATCAACGTAATCGTTCCAGAAGAGTTAAAGCCTCGACTAATTACGATTAAATAGTTGATGCACTATATAGAACAAATAACAAAAAAGTTTAAGTCCAAAGACTATTCAATGGACTATAGCCAGGGGACTCCTGTTCCCTGGCTATTTTTCGATGATTTCTTACCAGAAGAATTACTAAAAAAAGTACAAGCAGAAATCAATCAAATTCCAAAGTATATGTGGACACATTTTACTAGGAATGGAAGCTTTATGGAAGAATGTAACAAGCTTCATGATTATTGCCCCACAATACGAGACCTTACTTTAAATCTTAATAGTTCTGAATTTATCAGTTGGCTAGAAGAATTAACTGGTATTAACAAAGTTATACCGGATCCGCATCTTATCGGTGCTGGCCTAATGAGATGTTATACTGGACATAGTTTAAAACTTCACACAGACTTCAATTGGAATGAAGAATTACACTTAAATAGATGTCTTAGTTTAATACTATACATCCATCCAGAATGGGATAGTTCTTGGCACGGCGGACTTGAATTTTGGGATTTCAAAAGAGAAAATCTAGTACACAAAATTGAATGTAAACCGAACAGACTACTGTTATGGAACTATCATTCAAAACTATTTCACGGGCATCCTACTCCATTAACCTGTCCTGAAAACGTAAGTCGAGACGGGCTAAGACTCTTCTACTTTAAAAGTAATTCTACTCCCGAAGAATTACCACACAGAAGTCTTTATTGGATAGATGAAACCACTAGAGAACCTTACGACGTCAGATCAAATAGATAATGTCTAAAAATTTACCCTACGGAGGAGCATGGGCTATTAATGATCCTCAAATGGAAGAATTCGTAAAATCGTCCTCTCTAATAGCATTAGAAAACATGAGAGACGACTCCGTAACTAAAGTCTTTTTAGACAGTTATGTTCAATGGATAAAATCTACGAAGTTTAATAAAATCCAAGGATTAGATAATTTTCCTATAACTGCATATTCAAATGGTACAACTGAAGCGTTTGATAAATTTTATTTAAAAAACAACACTAGACGATTTAGATGTTTCCCTGGAGAATATTTGTATCATCAATTAGCATGGAGAAATTATTTTCCTAATTGGAAGTTTATTGAAAATTTAGATATTGAAGAAAACGATGCAGTAGTTATTAGTCTACCATTTAGCGACACTGGTAACAAGCACGACAGCACAGAAGCATTACTTGCTTTATGTTCTAAGTTATCTGTACCAGTATTAGTAGATTGTGCATTTTTTGGTATATGTGCAAATATAGATTTTAATTTTAATCATAGTTGTATTACAGATATAACCTTTAGTCTATCTAAAAGTTTTCCAGTTGCACACTATAGAATAGGAATGCGGTGTAGTAGAGTAGATGACGACGATAGTCTGTTTGTATCAAACAAAGCAAATTATACTAATAAGTTCGGAGCATTACTAGGTATCGAATTAATGAAGTTCAGTCCTGATCACAATTGGGCTACTTGGTCTATACAGCAAAAGAAATTTTGTCACGAGTTAGGGATTGAACCAAGTAATAGTGTTATATTTGGTATTGACCTTTTTCGATACCCCATGTATAATCGTGGTAACAATACTAATCGTTTGTGCTTTGCTAAGTATTTAAAAAGTGGTACTTTACCTTAAACAAAATGGAGATTATAATATGGCTATTTCAGATGTAAAATTAGATAAGAAAATCGTTGTTAAGATTACAGAGCCAAAAAATTGGAAAGTCATTTTCCTTAATGACGATCAAACTCCGATGGAGTTTGTAATTTCTGTGTTAATGGAAATTTACAAACATAGTATAGAGAGAGCGAAAGAAATTACGATAGAAGTACACGAGGCTGGTAAGGGAGTTGCAGGCAGCTATTGTTATGAAATCGCTGAAATAAAATTAGTAGAAACTATAAATCTTGCTAGAGCTAATGGATTCCCACTCCAAGCAAAAATGGAAGAGGAAGAATGAGTCTTAGAGAAATAACCAAAGATCTACACGCAGATGCAGAAAGAACTATCTTTGCTAAAAAACTTGTAACTGGATCATTTACTAAAGAAGAATATGCAAACTATCTTTGGCAAATGGTTCTTGTTTATAACGGCATCGAAGTAGCAGCTAAAGGTCAAGGTATGCTTAAAAACTTACCTGATATCGAACGAGCACATAAAATTTATCAAGACTGCATTGAACTTGTAGGACCTAATCATAACTTAAAATGGTTACCTGAAACAATCGAATACTATCAATATCTTTTAGCTTTAAGTTATAGTGATAACAAGCATCTAGTTAAAGCTCACTTATATTGCAGACATATGGGAGATTTATTTGGCGGACAGATTATTGCCAAAAAATGTCCAGGGTCAGGAAAATTCTATCAATTTAAAGATGCAGAAAATTTAAAGACTGCAATTAGAGCAGAGCTCACAGATGACCTAGGTGACGAAGCCCGAGTCGCTTTTCAGTGGGCTATCAAAATTATGAAAGCGTTGGTCAAAGATGAATAATGTATGGGATACATTAATAGGTATACAAAATTTATTAGAAGAAAAATTTAATGAAACAGGAACAGAAATACATGAGCCTGGTATGGATCGTTTTAATCAGCCTGGCTGGGTCAATCGCGTATGGAATAGCGATCGTTATCGCAGAGCACACATAGATGTAGTTGATGCTAGAGATACAAAAGGTCTTTGGATGATGCATTGTTGTATTTTCCCGCATCTTCATAATCCTGCCCCAATCTATGGGTTTGATGTGATTGCCGGTAAACACAAAATTACTGGTTGTTTTCATGACTTTAGCCCAGCAGGAGATCATGAGCATCCTTTAATAGATTGGTTTGCCAGCGAAGCTGCTAAACTGCAATGGAACAAGACTAGAAAATTACCCGACTGGGCTGAACGTATTTTTACTGGCAGTATGGTTGCAGCAGGTAATGTCCAGGACGATCAAGAACTTGCTCAAATTTTTAATTTTGCTAATCTTAGTATTAAACATTATCTAAGTGCCGTAGCAGAAACTAATTTTACACATAAAAATACTACTAGTAATCAAAACTACTACTGCGAAAATCAAAAACAGAATCCGCATACTCCTAAAGTAATGGCAAGTTTAGGGCTTAATGAAGAAGATGTACGTATTTTTATACAGGATTGTCTGTTCCCTGAAATACGCTAAATATTAAACTATGCGAGCATTAGAATTTATTAAAGAATCTGAAGGTGGAATTATCCGGCGTGGACAAGAGGTTTCACAAGGCAAAACTATAACCTTCGCTAAAGGTGATCAACAGATCAATCTAGTCGGTACAACAGTATTACCAGCGAACGAACTACGTTATGATGTACAAGATGATCTTAGAGCTTCTTTAAAAGATACGCTGGCAGCAAACGGCAACCCGACTGTACTATACTATAGTCCAGTAAATCCAAAGTCTGGTGCTGCACTTATTACAGTATGGCATGATCAAACTACTAATCAACGTTTGGCTTTTGTTAAGTTTGCCAACACTAAAAAAGCCGGTGCATTTCCTATTACTTGGACAAATGCTGACTTTGGCCGTGACACTGGTTTCTCACAGATTAATAGTAAGATAGCAGAACGTGCTCAGTTTAAATTAAAACCTAATGAATTATTTCCTACAGATGTTGATATTTCTATCACTGAGCTAGCAGGTACTGTAAAACAACGTACTGATCTTAGTCCAGAAATTAATCAACAGATTAAACAACTATTATCTAATGTTACTAACGGTGATGATACACCAGTCGCTGGTGCTGATCAATATATAACAACTTACGAAGTTGACCTAGGAGAAAGTGCCGCACCTATTGCATTAGCTACCGGTAACTTTGTCAGCGGTAGCTACAAAGAAGCAGAATCTGCACTATTAACGCCCTTAGGACTGTCATGGCAAGATATTAACAGTGTTCTATTTCCGGGCGCAGGATCTAATTTATTATACGACAGTTATCTCCGTTTAACTGAAAATACAACTCTTAAAGTTAGTAGTAAAGATAAGAAGGGCGGGGCTGCTGCCGCAGTTACTGGTCTAGTTAAGGATATTGAAGAAAATCCAGCTCGTTTCTCTGGAATTACTAAAAACAAACAATATCAAGAAATATTAAAAATTATAAAAACAGTTGCTGACTATAGTGCCAAAGACGGCCCAATACAGTTAGCAATACAATTTGGATTTATATCCTCAGAAGAAGGTCAACTAATTTTAAGTAAATTAGGTCAAGGTGAAAAATTTAATCCTAAAGCATCGTGGGCTGCAACTCCTGGAATACAAATGGCCTTAAACAGAAAAGGTGCAAAGTTTACTGACCCAGCCTATGACATGGGATATCATGTATTGGCTGGTGTTGCAGAATTAATTGCTGATCATTTAAACAAAATGCCTGGCATTAGTAACTTCTTCAAAGCTGTACTAGAACGTAGTACAATGATACAGGTTAAATCTGCCATGAAAAAAGGCCAAGGCGGTGCCAACTTTAATAATTTTAATGTCATCTATCCTCCTGTGTTTAATGGAGTTATCAAAGTTGTAGCAGGTAATAATTATATGGCTACACGTAAACCTATTGGTAAGATTAGTTTCAAAGTACCATAAAACACTCGCAAAATTTTTGATTCGCTCCTACTTAAATAAAATAAGTTGGGAGCGAATCAACTATGAAGAACAAAATAACAATAATAACATTGATGGCTGCTATGTCTGGGTCTTTGGCCCAGACATATGATAGTAGCACACTAGTAGATACAAATAGCACTAGCACTAGTACCAGTACGGTCAATAGTAATAGCACTAGTACAAGTAATAATGTTAATGATACTACAGTTAACAGTACAAGCACTAATACTAACATAAATCAAAATACCAGTACAAGTGTTAATACAAATAACAATATAAACAGTGGAACTCAAACATTTAATAACAATAATGTAAACACTGGTGATATGACTAATCGTAACATTAATTCTACAACCAGTAATAATATAAACACAAATGTTAATTCTGGTGATATGACTAATCGTAATATCAATGATAGTAATATAACACAGAAGGTTATACAACCTCCGCCGACTGCTATTGCTCCGGCAATGATGAGTGGCGGCAATAATGACTTATGTACTACTGGAACTAGTGGTGCTGTACAAACACAGATACTAGGTATCAGTAGTGGAGGTACAATACGTGATATGAATTGCGAAAGATTAAAGAACGCCAAGACACTTTATGATATGGGAATGAAAGTTGCTGCGGTGTCTATCATGTGTCAAGATCGTCGTGTGTTTGATGCTATGTGGAATGCTGGTACACCTTGTCCCTACGAGGGTGCAATTGGCGAGCAGGCTCGCGTGGCATGGAACGAAAATACTAACAAGTGGCCAAAATACGAGGAACCAAAGAGTGATGATTTCTATAAGAAAACTGGTTGGGGTGCTTTACTTGGCATCCTTCTTTTCAGTCTGTTCTAACGCTCAGGAATTAGATCCTTCACAGGTCTATACTACTAATAATTTAGTAGGTAATACTGGAAATGCCTGGTCCGGCTGTTATACCAACCAGAGTGGATCTTTCTGGGGAGGAACATCGGGTGGTCCTTGTCCAGGTTACGATTCCAGTACCGGGCAAATTATTTTTAGTTATGGCCAATATACTCTAAGTCAGACTATAGCCATTAATCAAGCATTAGCCAATGCTGGCACAGGTTTACAAATTAATGGTTATAATTATTCCTGGAGTGTAAAAAATTCTAACATCAACGGACAGCAACCAGGCGGGTTTGATCCTATCACCTACGTTGATGTTAATCTCTATAGTAATACAGGTTCATTATTAGTTAATGACAGATATAATTATGGTTATCATATTCCAAATTGGACTTCATTCTCTGGAACAAGAACATATGACAATCCCTACTCTTTATCGGCAGTAAGCAATATACAATTAGCAGTTACTAGTCGAGACTCTGGATATTGGGCAGGACACTACGGGCCAGAATTTATGAATTTCAGTCTTAGTCTAAATTATAGTGTAGATCCTTGCGTTTCTAATCCTTTGTATAGTCCTAGTTGTTCAGGGTACGGCGCTGCCTTTGTAGCATCTCTAAATTCAAATACTGCCAGTACACCTACTGTAACTTATAACGCAGCTTCTGGTTATACTAATATAAATCTAGCACCTGATAGTACACGTACAGATCCTACTGTGCAAAATGCCGGTGGTGTTGAATTAACAACTTCAGGAGAATTAAGTGCTCCTGATGGCGTTCCTACTGTAACAAAAGAATCATCAAAAGAAAATAAAAAACAGCAACAACAGATAATATCAATGTCTAATTCTATAGCATTAAACACTATTGCTAAAAATGAAAAACGCGAACAAAGTATAATTAAAAATATTCAAGAACAGAGTTTGTTACAATCGGTAATTGAACAACAAAGTGTAGTAGAATCTATTTTAAGAGAACAAGCTGTACAAAAAAGAAATGACACAGGTACTTCAGAGACGGTTACTCAGCCGAGTAGTTCTACACAATCAGGACCTTTAAATTCTATAAATCAAAGTTCTAATCCTAAACCAGCAGATACATCCACTCAAACTACAGGGCCAACTGTAAATAAAAATGTACAACCAAATACAGCAGCCGGCAACATGGACATTGCCGCAATAGCACAAACACCACAAGGATTTGAGTTGTACATGAATGGTATGCGCGATGGACAGTTTTACACACCTAAAGAAATTTATAAGGGACAGCGTACAGTAGATAATGCTAGAGCTGAACGTTTTTTAAATGGTAAGAGCGATGTTCTACATCAGATGATGATAGAACAACAGTATAACATAGGAAATTAATATGAGTAACAAAAACATAGACGAACAAGTCGACAAATTAGAAGAAGCAGCAGAAAAATATGCTAGTGCTAACACTGTGATTAGTATTGGTGGATATGAGTTTACACCTGCTAAACTAATGATAGCTGGTACTATAGTCAGTACTATACTAGGTGGTCTTTATGGAGCATTTGAAGTGTATAAAGATTACATGGATATGAAAGATAAGATAGCAAACTATGTAGCACCTGACCTTAGCGAACTTGAAAAGAAATTAGAAGTTATTGAAGCTAGTGTAAACAAGAGTACAGAATATACACAGGATATTAAAAACGATTTAAAGAATGATATACGTCGTTTAGAAACTGTAGTCGAGAACGTAGAACGTAGTAGCAAAAGTGGGCTGCGTGATGCTGACCAAACAGTAAACAGCACTAAAAAAGAAGTTGATTCGGCTGTAAAAGAAATACGTAAAGAAAGCGACAACGCCATTAAAGATATACGTCGTTACAGTGATCAAACTATCAAAGAGATCAATCAAGAACTTACACGTAACCAAAAAGAAACACAACAAGAAATTAAACAACTACGACGGGAAATTGACGATAAGATTAAAAAAGCCTTGGATAATCCTCTAGCCAATTAATAAATAAAGTTTTAGGGACCTAAAATGAAGACCTTGTTAGCTGCCATCTTACTGGCTACCGTCACTCTAGCAGCTAACGCTGAACCTAGAAGCAGACAAGTTAAAGCCATGTGCGGAAGCTTTGAAGATGTAGAAGCAACTATGGAAAAATACGGAGAAAAGTTAGTTATAGCTACTCAAGCTCCTAATGAACTCACTGTTAATTTACTCTACGTAAATTTTGAAACACACACAAGTAGTTGGTTTATACACGATTTACAAACAGACGAATATTGTATGATAGGTGTAGGCAAAGAAATTTATACACCTAAAGAAAGTCCGCTTAATAATTTAAGTATAGGAACTAGAGTAATTTATAAGTAAGCCTGGTTAGTCCAGGCTTTTTTTTGGAGTAAAATATGTCATGGTTCTCGCACAAATCTAAACGTTACCCAACACCACCCTCTCCACCGGAGCCTTACCGTACTCCGCAAAGATAAACTATGCTGAAAAAAGATTAACGCCCTTGACCTCGATAAGCTTTATGAGTCTTTTTTTCAGTTTTATTCATTGAACTTGTTTTAACTTTTCCGCCCTGCTTAGTTAATTTTACAACAGACGTGTGTGCCAGTGCACCAGTACCTTTTGCTTTAGCCATTTATTTCTTCCTCATTATTTTTACAATCTATGCATAGACATTCATTACAATCGCAATCATCTGTAAGACAACTATGACCACAGTGCTTATGACATCCGCACGAACATTTATTAGGTTTTATGTACGAAGTATTATCGTCGAAAACTAGCTCCATAATTTACTCCTGGAAACTTTATTTATTTTGATTCAAGAGTGCTGTTATGCTGATTTTGAGATTTTATGCCATTTAGCTCAGTACCACAAATCAAACTGCATCTCTCTAATCTGCTGTTATTTGTCCAACTGTCCTGAAACAGTCTAAAAAACTCGCCCGAAACAATACTATTCAAATTACTATAATTTAGATTCAACATTTTCATGCCTCCAGCACGATCAATAATATCGTATAATTTATCGTGATCACTGTGCTGTTCAGCTTCGTATCCATACATACGATCATGTATCCACCCACAGGGAAATACCAGTCCTTCGGCGCTGATGTAAATTTGTTTAGCTGCTTTTTCGTGGCAGTTTATTTCAGTGGTTTGTAAATAATTTTTAAAGTTATTGTATTTTTTATCTAAAAATTTTATTGTTTGATAGCCTTCGTTAATATAATCAGAGTTAGAAGGCATTTCTAAGTAGTATTCTACTTTTTCATCTTTTGACAATACTGCATACCTATCTTGATATTCATGATTTTTATTAAAAAATCTCCATGTCTTTTTTACAATAATATCTTGAAATCCAAGTTCTTTAGATAACAATCTAGCTTCGTCAACTTGGTGCTGGTTATGTTTGAAAACTATAAAACTCCAGTAGGCCTTGCCGCCAGCAGAAATAAAAGACTTTGCATTTTCTATTACCTTCTCGTAATTTACTCCTCTTCTATACAGATGATTAGTATCTTCAAGACCGTCAATTCCAAACACAACATGATCTTTATCTGATAACACACTGGCTAATTTTTTCCACCAATGATTATCTCTAATTCCGCCATTAGTTTTAATTTCTATTTTAACTTTAGGATTAACAGTTTTAATCCATTCAATAATAGATATTAAATTATTATTCATAATTGGATCGCCGTAGGTTCCGCAGAAATCAATACGTCTCATTGATAACCAAACAGATTCTGGCAAATATTTCTTAACCCAGTCTAGGTCAATTTGAACAATAGGAAGATTAGGCCATGTATAACTACCGTAATAATTTCTAGGACATTGAGGACAAGCTGCATTACAAGCAGATGTAATTTCCCATTCTATGCTATCAAATAAGTATGGAGTCATTGTGATTTCTTAATTTTAATATTTAAAACATCTATGCCGCTGGGCAGAGTACAAAGGTAGTATAATGTATCAATTACATGATCTATCTTCATACCCATAGATGGATTCATATTACTTACAAAAGCTGATGGATCAAATGCAGTGACTTTAGTATTACTGGTTCCACTATGGCTCATTGACATTAAAAAATTAGTAACAGCCTGTTTGCTAGAATTATAGAACAATCGATCTTTTTCAATATTAGGCCAACTTGTCCAAGTTCCAGCATAACTGCTAACGACGATAACTCTGTCAACTTGAGAAGATTCGTATAAAGCGTGAGCGATGTAATTTGTACCAACAGTATTAGTAAGATAAGTTTCCCATAAATCTGAAGACATGATACCAGCGGTAAGAACAACTAGATCAAACTTGTTTAATTCTGATATTAATGTTTGACAAGATTCCTTATCTGAAATATCATAATCTGGTCTAAAGAATGTACTGATAGAAAATTTATCTTGATATTTTTTTATGAACGATCTTGCTAGAGTACTATTACCAACAATGGCTAATGTTCTCATTGTTCACTTTCTAATTTAAAGTTTTTGCCTAATCGAAGAGCTATAGTAATTCTTGGTAGGTTAGTTGTTTTTAATACTACATTGTGCGGAGTTTTTACATTTAATAAAGTAGGCTGAATTATTTCAACTTTTTCAATAAGGGTACTGATCTCTGGATCAAAACTCATGTATGTTACAGATGTGTTGGGTACAACTTTCATTGTGGCAGGTGCCGACACTTCATAAAATGCAGTGTAAGTATCTTTAGTGTTCTTAATTGGTAAATTTAAACTGTATTCAAAATCACCAGTATCTTGATGTATAGGAAGATCTTGATAGTTAACCACAATGGCTGTTCCGATCCAATAATCATACCAACCTAATCGTTTCATTTCTTCAGCTAACTCTGGAATTTTTTTAAATCTATCTGGCAAAAAATTATAGTCGTCTAAGTAGTAAAGGTGAGTATGAGAAGGTAAACCGCCATCCTCTATTACCTTTAAAGCTTTTTCTGTTATAATTTGTAAATTATTAATTTCAATATGTCTAAAGTTTTTCATATAAGGCATTCTTTAAAAATTTCAAGGGCTCGATCAAATTCTAAATGATCTGCAGGATCATTATTTAAATCAAGTAAAGTGTAACTAAGAGTCCATCTTTGTTTGTCGGTAAAATTAGTTGCATTATGCGGAATTCCAGCATTAACCAAATACCAACCTGCAATACACTCTGTATATTCTAAATCAACTTCTTCAGATTTGAATCTTAAATAATCAGTTTTGAGCATAGTTTGAGAAGCCATCTTTTTCTTAAACTGCTCTTTAGGGGTAAACCAGTTCATTACACTCAACGGATCACAGATACAAAAATTTAATTTGGTCATATTGCTGTAGACATTTCTATCCACATGAATGTATAATTCTTGTTGTGGCGGAGTGTAAAAAATTTCATAAAATTTTACATGAAGATTTTTTGAAGATAAAAAACTAATCAATTTTTTATCAATAGTAGACCAGGGCGGTCTAATCATGTACACTCGTTCTTCGTAATTTGTCGGAGGAAAATTTTTAAGATTTACTTCAAAAGGTAATTGAATTTTTCTACAAAATTTGTTCATACCTTATTTACTTTTAAATTTTTAGAGCTCAAAAAAAACAATAAATATCAAAAACAAGGAATACTATGAACAACTATTTTCACAAATTTCATTTAGAGATATATCCATTTGATTATGAAAGTCTCAAAGGGGATCTTTTTACTGAGTTCGTTTCGAAAGAAAACGGAACAGGTATTCATTACTACATGCCTACTAACTTAGAAAAATTTATATCCCTACATCCAAAACCATTTTGTAAAATTCGTCCTGAAGGAGCATTTATTACAGAAGTAACAGGACAGGGATTGCTAGATCCGCATGTTGACCATACTATTAAATGTTGTATCAATTATTATTTTGAACCAAATGGTTCGACAACTAGCTTTCATATACCAAAAGAATCTGCAGCAGCAAAATTGTATCCAGGACAAGAAAATGCAAATCTTTATCGAATTGACGATGTAGAAGAAGTTGCACAATTCACTGCTGAAAAGAATGATGCATATGTTCTTAATGTAAGTAAAATTCATTCAGTGTACAGCCCAAATCCAGGAACTAGAAAGTTTATCAGTTACAATTGGGTAAATTACAGTTTTGAAGAAATCGTAGCCAATCTTTGCTAAAATGAGAGTTAATGATTTGACAAACACAAGCAGTGAATAAATAATATACATGTTTTAATTACTTAGGAGACCAAAATGGGTTATAGAGCAAAATCACCAGTTAAAGCAGCAGCACGTCGAGCACTACGTAAAAGGCAAAAATAATGGCTAAGTTTAGAGCACATCATCCTCGCAGTATTAAAGCTACTGCACGTAGAGTTCTACGCAAAGCGAAACGGAGATAATATATCCCCCTAGGTCCGTTGTAAGGAAGTTTAATGACCGGTTATATTTTATTTTTACTATTTTGGCTAGTGTTTGGGGTATTATATCTTTCACGAGATAAAACATTAGACGACGAAAAAATAAAAAACTGCGAGTTGTGGTAATTATGATCAAGTCATTAATAATCTGGATAGTAGTATTAATAGTTAGTGTGATTTTAAGCATTTGTTTCACTACATATTTGTACAATAAAAATATCCGGATATCTCGCAAGAAATAATATCTTTAGGTTATTCTAAAGGTAGGAAGATATTGTAGTACAACGCCTAAGAAGAAAGATTGGACAAGACCCGGGGGCGGTACCCGGCCGGTCCACCAAAAAGATTTTTATGGATCAATGGGATAATTATATACCTCCCTTAAACTTGTGGAACTATTCGTTATTTAACGAATGGTTGGAAGAGTTCAAAGAGAATCTTATTGATGGGCCGGAAATAGTATCGATTGACGAGCAAGTATTCAAAGGATCTACACGGTAGGCGATCTCCGTAAAAGAAGCAAAACTATAACTGCAAACGACAGTTACTACGCAATGGCTGCTTGATAGCCATGCTGGGGCAGCTATGCCTTATTACCAAAAATAGTTACAGGGTCTTCGGACCCTGTTTTACTAAATACTATTATGTGCTAACATAATATCATGAAACCTAGAATAGCTTTATTCCTGCACCAACCTAGATGTTCAATTCAATGCGCAAATGGAATGATCAAAGCATTTGAAGACAACTATAATCTTAAAGTTTTCACCAAACACGAACTTGAAGATGATTTTTTTGACGACGTAGATATTGTTGCGTTTCCAGGTGGAGATGGTGACTCAGAATCTTGGCATTATCTTATGACACATCATGCTCCAAGAATACGTAAATTTGTGGCTCGCGGTGGCCGCTATCTTGGTATATGTATGGGAGCATATTGGGCAGGGTCGCACTACTTCAATATACTCAATAATGTAGATGCAGTACAATACATTACACGACCTAACACTTGTACTCGTAGACCACACGCTAAAGCCATGCCAGTAACATGGTTCGGTGAACAACTAAAAATGTATTTCTACGATGGCTGCGCTCTAGTTGGTGATTCGACTAAATTTGAAACAGTAGCCACTTACTCAAATGGCGATCCGATGGCTATAATTCAAGGACGTATTGGATTAATTGGTTGCCATCCTGAAGCCGAATATAACTGGTATCAGTTACAATCTTGGATGAAACGTGAGTGGCATGGCGGGCAACACGACCTATTATTAAATTTTGTTGACTATTTGATGAAATCGAACAACAAATAAAATCCTGTAGCTTTTAACAACTATATATTATATTAATAAAAGGAATAATGATGTCAGACCTACTTAATAAATTACAGTGGCGCTATGCTACAAAAAAAATGGATCCTAATAAATCAGTGCCTCAAGATAAAGTAGATAAAATCTTAGAAGCAGCTCGACTTACCCCCACTTCTAGCGGACTTCAACCATTTGAAATTATTTGTATTACTAACTCAGAAATTAGAAACAAAATTAAAGAAGCAGCTAATAACCAATCTCAAATTACAGAAGGATCTCATTTATTAGTATTTGCGGCATGGGACACATATACTGCTGATAGAATTAATTATATGTTTGATCTTACTAACAGCGAAAGAGGATTTACTAATGAAGGTTGGGAAGGTTATAGACATCATTTGTTGACTACGTATCTAAACAGAGATAAATTAACGAACTTTGAACATGCTGCTAGACAAGCTTACCTAGCATTGTCATCTGCATTAATTGCTGCTGCATTTGAAGAAGTTGACAGTACTCCGATGGAGGGATTTCATCCTCCGGCAGTAGATGCAATTTTAGATTTAAATTCTAAAGGTTTAAAAAGTGTAGCACTGATGTCAATTGGTTATCGAGAATCAGGACAAGACTGGCTAGAAAATCTTAAAAAAGTTAGAAAACCTTTAGATAAATTTGTTACTGTAATTGATTAATTTTTTAAAAAAATTAGATTTGTAATACTGCTGTAATCATTTTGTGTTTAAATAAGATTATGTACACAAAAACTTACAGAAGTATTTTTATATCAGATGTGCATCTTGGAGCGAAAGATAGTAAAGCACAGATTTTAAATAATTTTTTAAAACATAATAGCTGTGAACAACTTTACTTAGTAGGTGACATAATAGACGGATGGAAAATAAAACAAAATAAATGGCGTTGGAAACAAAGTCATACTAATGTAGTTCGTCGAGTATTAGGTCACGCAAAAAGAGATACCAAGATAATCTACGTCTTAGGTAATCACGACGAATTCATACGACCATTCCTTAATTACAATATTAATTTTGATATGATCACAGTGTGTAATCAATATGATCATATTGGCAAAGACGGAAAACGTTATCTAGTAATTCACGGAGATTTATTTGATGGCATAACTCGTATAGCACCTTGGCTAACATTTTTAGGAGACAAAGCCTATGACTTCATCTTATCAGTTAATAATAGAGTTAATTGGATCCTACATAGAATGGGTATTGGCTATTTTAGTCTTAGCCGTTTCCTTAAGCACAAGGTAAAAAAAGCTGTTGATTTTATTTTTGAATTTGAAAAAACTCTAGCAGCTTATTGTAAAAAACGAGGATATGACGGAGTAATATGCGGTCATATACACAATGCTGAAATAAAAGAGATTGATGGTGTAACATATATGAATGACGGTGATTGGGTAGAAAGCTGTACGGCTCTTGTCGAACATCATGACGGTCGTTGGGAAATTGTATTTTGGACTAAGGATTCAGACAATGTGGATGATGATATTGATAGCAGTACACATAAACGATCCTAAAGATATACCCGGAAAGATCACATTACAATTCCAAACACAGCAGCAATGTGAGCAGACATTACAGTCAATGACCTATTGGTTAAAGTTTGAAAATTTTAAGGTAGAAGGAAAATGTCAAAAAATATCCTAAGTGAAAAACTCACTATTATAATTCCTTGTAAAAATGAAGAACGATATATAGGCCAGTTGCTTGATTCATTACGACTACAAAAGGTAGGCAATACAAGAATAATTATTGCCGATTGTTCAACTGATAGTACTAGAGATATAATAACAAACAATCGTTCATTTCTTAATGTAGAGATCATTGACGGTGGACCTGTTGCTATGGCAAGAAACAGTGCAGCTAAATTAGTTACTACACCTTACATATTGTTTATAGATGCTGATGTAATATTTTTTGACAGCTCTACAATTCGAGATGCTGTGTTTGAATTTGAATTGGATAATTTAGACTTAATAGGTGCTAATATTAGATGCTATGAAAATGACTGGAGAGCAGAACTTAGTTTCTTCATTTTCAATCAACTTAATCACATTTTGAAATACTTTTCACCCTTTGCGGTAGGTGCTTTTATGCTTACTAGAAAAGACAAGTTTGACGAGTTTGGGGGATTTCCTGAGCAGTTCACAACATCAGAAGACTTTTTTTTATCATCAAAATACGATGTGAAAAAATTTAAAATCATTAATCACTATTATGGCCAAGATAGTCGCAGATTTAAAAAAATGGGATATTTTGGAATGGCATGGTACATGATAAAAAATTTTATCAATTTAAAAAATCCGTCATACTGGAAAAAATCAATTCATAACAAGTATTGGTCATAATGTAATATTTGAGTAAAAAAATTGTAATTTGTAACACGCTTGTAATCATTTTGTGTTTAAATATTTGTGTAAGACAGGGTCGTCTTACAACACTCAAATAGGAGACACACAATGCGACACTTAATCGCAACAGTTTTATTAGCAGTATCCTCCCTGGCATCAGCAGCCGATCTAACAGGAGCAGGTGCTACATTTCCATATCCAATCTATAGCAAATGGGCCGAAGCATACAAAGCCGCAACTGGTATTGGTTTAAATTATCAATCAATTGGTAGTGGCGGTGGCATCCGTCAAATCAAAGCTAAGATTGTAGACTTTGGTGCTAGTGATATGCCACTAAAACAAGATGAATTAGACAAAGAAGGTCTAATGCAATTCCCAGCGATCATTGGAGGAGTTGTACCAGTCGTCAACATCGATGGTGTTAGTGCCGGACAACTTAAACTTACCTCAGACGTTATTGCTGATATCTATATGGGCAAGATTACTAAATGGGATCATCCTAGTATCACAGCAATTAACCCAGGACTTAAATTACCTAACGCAAATATCTCTGTGGTTCACCGCAGTGATGGTTCAGGTACAACCTTTATATGGACTAACTGGTTAAGTAAGACTAATCAGGAATGGGCAGATAAAGTTAAAGATGGCACAGCAGTGAAATGGCCAGTTGGCGTAGGTGGCAAAGGTAACGAAGGTGTAAGTGCCGTAGTTCAACAACTCAAGAACAGCATTGGCTATGTGGAGTATGCCTATGCCAAGCGCAACAAGATTCCACACGCACAAGTCAAAAATCGTGACGGTAATTTTGTACAGCCTAGCGATGACACATTCAAGGCCGCAGCAGCCAACGCAGACTGGAACAGTGCTCCAGGAATGTATTTGTTACTAACAGATCAGAAAGGCAAGGATGCTTGGCCTATTACTGGTGCCAGTTTCATTCTTATGCATAAACAACAGTCAGACGCATTAACAGGTCGTGCTGTACTTAAATTCTTTGACTGGAGTTACAAGAACGGTAGCAAGATGAGTGAAGATTTAGAATATGTTCACTTGCCACAATCAGTTATCAAACTAGTACAAGACAACTGGAAACGGGATCTAAAAGGCCCAGACAACAATCCAATTTGGAAGTAATCAACTTGACAACCGTTGGCATTTAATGTTATAATGCTAACGGTTTTTTATAAGGACACACAATGAAAACATTTACAAAATTAGCACTTGCCACTTCTTTGGCATTTTGCTTTACGGCGCCGGCCATGGCCGATGAATACAAAGATACACTTGATCTTTTACTGCAAAAAGGTATTATTACTCAACAAGAGTACAATACAAAAATTGAAGCACACACTGAGCGTTTAGAGAACAAACAGTTCAATGCTGCTCGTATTGATAAAGATTTACGTGATAACAACAATTCAAGATTTACAAAGGCTAATGATGGTTCAGTTACAGAAAACGGAATCGGACTCAAAAGCAAAGATGGCAACAATACCATCCAGCTTACAGGTCGACTACATATGGACTATCGTCAGTACTCCCCGGATTATGGTACAGGTCAAACCACAGATTCGTATCAGAACCTAGCAGAAGTTCGTCGTGCTAGATTTGGTGTTCGTGGACAGTTTGCCAAAGACTTCAAATATCAGTTGTTGGCTAACTTTGGTAATGATGCTGGTTCAAGTTCTACTACAACCACAGCAGACGAAATGTGGGTAAACTATGCGGCTAATCCTGAAATGCAATTTCAGTTTGGTTTATTTAAAATGCCTTTCAGCTTAGAGCAATTAACTAGTTCTAATAATATTGATTTTATGGAGCGTAGTTTAATTGGTAATACTGACGGTGAGTTTATTCCTGCTAAGGAAACTGGCTTTATGTTACACGGTATTCCTAAACCTGGCTTAACTTATGCTTTAGCATTAAGCCGCGGTCGTGCTAATAAAGACGCTACCAATGACGGATTTGACTACATCGGTCGCGTAACAACAAACGTTGCCGAACTACAAGGTAGCAAGGCCTATGTGTTACACCTAGGAGCAGCATACAGTACAGGTGATATCAAAAGTGGTGTAATACCAGCTAGCGGTAGAACTGAGGCACGAACACAATCAGGTTGGTTCACAGGTTCTGCGTTATCAGGCAACACAACAAGAACACGTCAAGGTCTTGAAGCAGCATTTGCCTACAACGGTCTAAAGGTACAAGGTGAGCAATTCCAATTTAATTATGATCCTACTACAGGTAACGATCAGAAAATAAATGGATACTATGTTCAAGCTGTATACAACCTAACAGGTGAATCACACGCATACAAAGATGGTACATTTGGTTGGATCAAACCAAATAATCCTACTGACAAAGGTGGACGTGGTGCTTGGCAAGTTGGTGTACGTATGAGCGAGTTTGATGCTAGTGACATCTCAGTAGCTACAGGCAAATCTAATCGTGCTACTGCTATGACATATGGCGTCACTTGGTTCGCTACAGACAACCTACGTTTTATGTTAAACTATGTAGACACAAAGTTTGATGCATTAGTTGGCAGTTCAGGTAGTCGTGTAAATGGCGAACGTGCTGTTATGTTAAGAAGTCAACTTAGTTTTTAAATCGAGCACATTTATAGAGTGCTGCGGGAACTCGTAACCCGTAACAAAAGGACCCATCGGGTCCTTTCTTGTTAATAAAAAATAAAGTTGCAAAAAAGCCACATTTCAGGC